TTTACGATCTCATCAATCGCTTGATTCATTGCAAGATTGTAGTCGTAATCAGAAATTTCATCTGAAACAACTGCAATTCTTGCCAACATTCCTGATGTGTTGTAGCCAGCACGCATGTCCCAAGCAAGCCAGGCATCCCATTCATCAAACGGAGAGTGGGGGTTGTCAACAGTTGTGAGCATGGAGACGATCATTGATTACTCTCCTTCTCCTTCTCTGTTGTGCAATCCTCTATCAAGCGTAGATGTTGAAACACCAAGAGCTTCTGCAATCTCAGCCTGGGTGTACCCCAAACTGATCATGTCCTGGGCTCTACTCAACTTGGCGGGGGTCATAGCTACAGCTTCACGGGGGATGGCGTGTTGTTTGATGATGTCCATGTCTGCACTATCCAAGATGTCACGGAGCTTTGTATCACTAATGGCGCCCGCTTGAATAGCATCCCACTCCTCTGAGGTGACCTCAATCTTGTCCCTGGCAGCGCCTGTTCTACGACGGGCTTCCTCAAGTGCCTGGAACTTCACCTTCTTCTCTTCCTCTTTCGTCATTGCAGGATTCGCATTCTTCTTCTGCTTGAAGATTGCATTAGCCTGCGCTTGAGCCCGTCTTTCACGGGGCTTGTTCTCTACGACGAGGGTGAGTTTTGCATTGAGGGAGGCTACTTCTTTTGCATAGGTCTCGGCAGCAGAGGCACTCTTTTTGGTAGGGGGGAGCAAAAGAGATTGACGCCTAGCCTCATTAGCCATGCCCTTCAACGCATTGGAGTGAGTAGCATACACACCCTCAATTACAGAACCGGATGATAGGGTGAATGCATCCTCCGTCTCTGCCAACTTGTTGACCTTGGTGGTTCTAGGTACAACCTCTCCGGTCTTCTTATCGACTATGGTCCTTCCCGTTTCTTGGTACATCTTCTTTCCGGTACGGGGGTCAATTGGACCACCCTGGGAGGAGAGTCTATCTTTCCTCTCCGGTACCATCTCCGTTGACTTCTTCCTTGAAATCAACGTTGCTGCACCAGCATCAGGCCTACCTTGGTACTTCTCCTTCAAAGCCCGGATACCATTGTCGGTTGCCGACTGCTTGATGTTCAAGCTATGCTTCTCAGAGTCGATGACCACCATTGAATGACGAACAGCCCTAGCTATCTCAGAAGTACTAGCACCTTTGATCGTCATGTCAGTAATCAGGTTTGAAATGTCGCCCATCTCTCGCTGCATTTGCCCTGGGTTTGGGCCCTTAGGTCCATACTCAACAGTTCTTTTTGCAGCGTTCCAATGTCCACCATCGACAGTCTTCATTCCGTCATATGGGGGATAGGCATTCTTCGTATCGAAGTTCTTCAGCTCATGCAGAGGTGTGCCTGATCTGATTCTTCCCTGATTGTTGGGAATCACCAATACTGTGTCGCCGTCAAAGTCGGCACCAGAAAGGTGTTGGGCTACTCGAGAGTTGATACCAATCGCATCACGAGGTTGGAGACCAACAGTGCGCCGTGATTCAGCATGCTTGTTGTTGACAGTCAGCTCTGGGATCTCGAATGTTCCACCATGGGGGTATCTAATTAAAGCTACCGTCTCCCCATTGTTGAAGTGCGGAGCATACACTTCATGATCACCAAGAGATTCGATCGGCAAGATAACTTGCCAACGTTGACGAGGCAGCTGTGCAGCTTTGAGGTGTACTGCAGCAGCATCTGTCTCATCAGCAAACTGCAAAAGCAGCTTCTGCTTGACTGTTGGGTTTGTTGACGCCATGATCTTGTCATACTCAGCTTGCCGAGATTCATGGGTCATGTTGAGCTGTGTGCGAGCAATTTCTGGATCTTGCTTTGACAGCATCTGAGCCGAGATGGTCTTTGACCACTTGGTCCAGTCACCTTCTTCACGAAGGATGTTCATCACAGATGAGACATTGCCGTCATCATCCAGAATTTGACGCTTGAGAACGGCTCCGAACGGGTTGTCCGGATCGATCTTGCCGTGTTCGTCCCGCATGTCCTTGAAGGCGTCATGCTTATTGCCAGTATCACTCTTGTTCGTGTTGAACATGAGATCAACACCATCAGGAAGATCGTCTTTGTAGACAGCCATTCCCTTGAGGTAGTGATGATCATCAACTTGAATACGAACTTGAGCGTATCTCGAGTTACCAAGAGATACATCGGTGACATCTGGACGAACATAGATAACGCCATCTGCCTCTGATCCACCTTGCTCGGCATAACGAACAGCAACACGCTTCGAAGAAATCGGGAGGGGGGTTTTAATCCCAAGAGCGGTCCGCCCACCATCATCCGAGAACTCTTGCATGGAACCGAATGTACCAGAGTCAACGTAAGGTTTGACATCGTGCCAACTCATACCAGGGGCAGCAAGAACTTGAAAGGTTGTCATCTTGCCAGTCCCAAGCTGCATGACCTTATACTCGTACTTGGTGTACCCATCTTCAGCTAGAGCAGAAATGGCGATGTCTTTCTTTTCTTTGCTGACGCCCATGTAGTTTTCCGTGCCAAACCCAACATCGACAACCTTGTCTTTGTCGACTTGAGCCTTCAACATTGCTGTTGTACCACGAATGGCGTTTTGTTTGTCAGCTTGAGATGCGGCAAGCAACGTGCGATATGTTGATTCTGGAATGCCCATCTCTTTGGCAGCAGCTACATTCGAAACACCTGCCTCACTGAGCCTGACAGCTTGAGCGACTTCAGCTTCCTTCTTCTCACTTTTGGCGATAGCCTTCGCCTCACGAAGCTTTTTGACAGACCCTTCGCCTGTGTAGTCGTCAATAAGCCCCATCTCTTTAGCTGCTTGCTTTTCGCTGAGCCCCCATTCTTTCATGTACTTTTCGCACATTTCAAGAAATGACATGCTTCGCTGGTACGAGTCGTCGCCAGACCCCCAAGGGTACCGCCCAGACCGCCGGAGGATTCCATAGTGCTCGAGATACACAGATTCGTCTAGGATCACCATTCCCCCCTTACCTTGAAGTCTTCGATTGCTTGGTCAAACGCCACGATCTTCTCCATGATGCGAGCAATCACTTCAGGATATGGCTCAAACACCTTGATGCTGTCGTTTTGGTAGATGCGCAACTCAACCCCGATATCATGTGGCGATATGATGTATTCGAGGCAGAATAATGCAGCATAGACCTCCAGTTGATGTTGGGATCCGTCTAACACACCGGTTTTCAGGTCGTGGACTCTCAGAAGATCACTACGGAAGCAGATGGTGTCTGCATGGCCATAACAATTCGGAGAGTAGTACAGCGGCTGCTCCACAGACATGTGATAGCCAATAGCATCATTGACATACATGCTGAGAGTCTTCTGCTCGTCTGGTAGTCGAATTCCCAAACGAATAGCCTCATGAGCGAAGGCGTGGAGTTCGGTACCTCGTACAGAAGCACGATGCGCAACATATCGTGCCTCCAGCTTCTGTTCGTTGTAGTTGATCCAGTGGTAGTTGCTCGGACTTAGGAAGGCGTGCTTACCGTCCAAATCGGAATGTGTGTTGAAGTTCATTTAGCACATCCTCTTCGATCTCTGGCCAGATGTATGATGCGAATGACATCTTGTCAAAGAGCTCGATGTAGTAGTCCTGATTCGGTCTTGTCGGTGCATTGGCACTGAGTTTGACTTCTAGCATTGCCCAGAATTCTCCACAGAGAACTATCAGGTCTGGCACCCCTTGAAGGTAAGCGGTGTCATTCTTGAGAACTATGCAACCAGGAAAACGGCGTTCAATCCTCTGGATCAGTTGGGCTTGGTAATCCCTCTCCCGCATGCTCAACCTCCAATTCTCGGATCTCTCTCCGTTCTCGTCTCTCGGCATCCTGGGCATAGCGCAGTGCTTGGTACGTGGCAGACACAGCACCAGCTAGAGCGCCTATTCCAGTCGCTGCGAGAGTGATGAACTCCGAATCTCTGATGGCAACAGCGGCCAAGATTGACACGAGGCTGAGGACGGAGAGGGATAGTACGAGGCCTACTGGAGGTACAAATTGGGCTGCCTTGAGTAATGCCCAGACAAAGACAAAAGTGATACCAACTGTCGCTCCAAGAAACAGCAGTAGCTGTGAATTCGTGAAGTCAAACCTGAACGTTGGCTGCAAATCGTCTTCGTTGGGAGGCACTGTCGTTGCCAGAATCACCCCCAGTTGTGAATACATCAGACCTCCCAAAAAATCAAAGGGATTGTCAAATGACATTCCCTATCATTATAGGAGTTGTAGATCGTGCGACACAGTACGAGGTCAAATTAGAGTGTAGATGTCACCTGTGGGAAACACACCTCGACCGCTGAGGGCCGAATTGTAGACCGATTCCCACAAAATGCCGTCTGCCATGCCAGCAAGCATGGTGCTGGGATAGCGAACTTTGGTGGTCTGATTGGCGATCGGAATCCGATACTCGTGGGGTATGGGGCGGCTGAACTGATTGCGATACTTCCAGGCGTACCACCGTGGCCTCCAGGCGAGATTTAGGTAGTAATTGTTGTGCTGATGCCCATCCATGTGAATTGGGACGTCTGAGGGCATTCTAGGGCCCTCTGAGAAGGCCTCAGCTACCATCAGCGCCACAGAGCGTGTGAACGGGACGCCATCTTGGAACATTGTGGCTTTTGTGACCCCAGATTGGTTGATTGAGAGCTTCAAACGGCGATTTGTGGTCTTGGAGAACACATCTCCGTGGTCTGAGATCTCGTAAGCGGGGAAATCTGGGATTCTAGCCCATCTTTCGCTCATTTCTCCTCCTTTGGACGGTTTGTGGTCATTTGGACGTTTTTAGAGTGCCATATATTCTTTTACAAAAACACGGGGGTTAGTACTAGGTGATACCACATCGTACTATCCTCTGTTTGAAATTAACTACAATAGAGTAGGAAATGTCCCTTGTTTTGTCCAAGAAAATGCCCAAAACACTACCAATCAGCTATTTCACCTCGTACTATCCTCTCGTTGAAATTCTTCTTTTCCCGTAGAGACTGGGCAATTGACCGATCGATCATTGCATCGCTTTGGAGGACGTAGTAGTACAAAGTGGCAAAAGGAGTGTCTAAACGATCAATTCGACCCAAACTTTGCATGAAATTCTTGTACGAGTACGTCAAACTGTAGTGTACCATTGCATTTGTGGCCACTGTTTCCCAAGCCTCAGCACCTGCCACATACTGTACCAAATACACCCAAGAGGCACTATTTGGGATGGCTTCTTTGCGATGTCCGTTCCATTCAGCCACGTCCGTATCCTCTGCCAGCTTGCGCAGAATCTCCAGTTCGTAGTTGAAGTTGTAGAAGATAATCAGCTTCGGATGGCTCTTCAGAAGCGTCCGGATCATCTCCAAACGACTGGGATCGCTGTTGACAATCCTGCGCATCACCCGGAATAGTTCGGCTACATCCCGGATTGGCGCATCCTCATAGACGTTCCAGCGGCTGCGTACGGCACGGTCCCAGAGCGCTTTGTCATACCCACAATCGAGGTAGTTGATGTTCCTCTCGGCATCTCTGAGATATGGCATCTCCACCAAGACTTCGTTGCGTAAACGCTCTAACTTCTCGACGTTCAGGTACCCCTTGATCAACGGGAACTTGACTCGAGGCGCGTAGATTACATGCTGCATCCTGAAGTCAGTGATGTTCTTGTACCACCCGTTCGCTATGAAGATGGGGGCGTAATCGATCCAAGTGTCTCCGGGGGTAGCGCTAAGGAGAATCCAATGATTGCGCTTCGCAATCTTGAGGAAAAACCTGACCCAGGCTCCGTTACCAACCAGACGTTGCTCGTCGAAGATGAAGAACGCACCGTCATGGTCCACGTATCGTCCAATGTTGTTCCATGAATCGACAGTAAGAGTGCCAGCAAGCGAGACATCTGGTTCGGTCCCAATTCCAAAGTGAGCAGCTTCTCTGAGCCAATCCAAACTGTCACGTTTCTTTGCAGTGGTAATGACGATGATGTCACGTGGTGATTCTTTCTCCATGTAGTAACCCAAAGCAGTGAGAGATTTCCCACTGCCGACTCCGCCATACAAGACGCGCCCGTTTGCGAGCTGGGCGATAGCTTCTTTCTGATGCTCCATCAATTCCATTGCCCACCTCCTCGTACTATGTGGCAAAAAGAAAGGAATTGTCCCCGGAGCCGAAGCCCCGGGGAAATTCTCAGATTGTTGGGATGTGGTGACCCTCTTCCGCCGCCAACTCTGATTGGCGCTGGAAGTAGTCTGCGATGCGCAGAAGCTCTTCCCTGTTGTCTGCGTTCGGAGCGAGCTTGATCGCCATGACGATTGCCGCAGCGTATGACGCCAGAGCCGGTGAGGCGAACAGATCCTGACGCCTGATGACCACCGCGTCCTGAAGCTCTGTCGAATCGACCTCTCGTCGAACGTCTTCAGCGAACGGTGCAGCATCGATCTCTGTTCCGAACAGGTTGCCGTGCTTGTCCCTCCACGGCGGGAGTGCGAGCTTGCCCATCATCTGCATGAATTCGTCTCGCTTGAACACGATGTATTTGTCATCGCTGTCCGAGTATGTGGCTCCGATTATGATGTCCATTGTTGCCTTTCGCTTTGTTGATCAAGTGCTCAGTATTGACTTCTGTCAATACCGTACTGTTTCCCAAGGGGGGTGGTTATCAGTTTTGAGGGAGGCCCTCCGAGCCAGAGGAATTCCCTTGTGACTACACTCCCGTGTAGTCGTCCGGACCAGTCTCGTCATTCCGCCCGATGACGACCGACTTCCCGAATGTGACGAGCTCTTTCGCCTCGTCCCCCTCAAAGGAGCCTCCGCCGTGCTCCTCATGGATCCAAACGGATTTGGACCCGCCGCCGAAGTAGCCTCCGGCGACTTCTTCCTCGTCCTCATCCACCCAGACGATCTCACGATCGCCGAAGTAATGATCACGAGACTCGTACCGCTTGTGGCGGCCGAGGAATTGCTTTGCTTCTTCGAGTGTCATTACATCTCACCTTGAATTTTGAAGCGCTCTGGGTTGTTTCTGATTGCTGTTGGGCTGCAACCAGCAACTTCTGCCATACGGCGAATACTTGCTGTTTCTTCGCCTGTTTGCGTATCCAGGACCCTGAAACCTGGATGCCCTCGCCGAACAAGTGTCTGCACGCCGCCAGGGGACTTGTACATGATTTGCACATTCTGTCCATACGACATGACGCCAACGACCACCCCACCAATGGCTAATCCAAGGTAGAATTTCTTGTTCCGTTTGAAGTGATCCCTTACTTTCTCCATGTCATCCCTTTCTATTAGTTTGTGGAGAAGAAAAGAAGAATAGCATTTTCGTGTGGTATCTAGTACCTTTTACACGGATAGTGCTGTATCTAGTACCGCACTAACTGCTATCCTTCTCACTATAGGGCGTGTAGATCTTGCGAACTCACCAAATCTTGATGGTGATGAGCACAGCCATGACGGCTGTCACGCAATTCGCAAGCGTGTTGAGATTGATGTTGTCCGGCATTTCACCCCCTTCAGCGGAAAGAGGGCCCCCACCAACCCATGTTGATGGTCTGCCTGCACCCTGAAGTCACCGTGTGGACCTCATGTAGCATCCAGGCAGGGAACACCACGATCGTTCCTTGGCTACGAGGAATGTCGTAATATTCGGGCCATGGCAACATACGGAGTAGTCCGCCCTTGTAGGCAGTAGACTCTGACAGAATCGCTACTGCTGTCAGCTTTCTACTCTGCCCAGGCGTAGAATCCGTATGCATCCTGTAAGCATCTCCAGGCAGATATGTCTGCATGTATGCGCTTACCGAATTGAGTTGGAATTGGAAGTACTTGTCGTTGATTGCTCGTCCGAAATTCAGAATCGGGATGAGCGAATTCGGCATTACTTCATCTGGTTCCCGCGTTGTCGCATCACACCCAGGAAACTTGTGCGGCTTGATCTCCGTCATGTCATGGACGATGTGATCGCACTGTTCCTTGGATAAATGCATCTCTCTGTAAACCGCCCAAGGCATCATCGATGGCATCATATGTTCTGGTGTTGCATCGTGAGCTTTTCTCAAGCGTGACTCAGTGGGGATTATCGTGTCTTGAAACATGTCTCTCCTCGGTCGAACATGGGTGGCCTGACAGGGGGGCGGCGCCCTCGCAGACTGTAAGCGCACGCAACCTATCCCGGCGGAATGGGATACGGTCCACGGTACTTAGCACCCACGATTGCTACCTGGTTGGTGGCAGCAATTGTGGCGTTGGTGTATCCGAGGTCGGAGGATTCGCACTGCACAAAGGTGTCGCAGGCGGATATCCAATCTCAGCGGTTTGTGATGGGTTGATCGAGAGAATCACTGTGACGTTGGGTCTCACCCAGTCCCACTCATCTCCCTCCACCCAGACCCCAGGTGATACTTCTGTCCATCCGGGCCAGTCCAAAGGCTCTCCACTCGCTGATACCTCCGCACCTGGCCAGAGGACTCGACCACCAAGAGGTAGGTCTGTGTAGACGAAGTCTGGACCCGACGGATTGACGAACGTGATGCTGCTGACCCTCGTCGCCGACCCGAAGCTTGCGGAATATGAGAGATAGGGGACATCTCCATCACAGACTGGCTCCAGGAAATCCACCGTCAACTGTGGTGCTTCCGTCGTTGTCGTCGTGGACGAGCTCTCCGGTACCGAGCTCGAGGTGGGCGGAAGCGAAGAAGACGTGCTCGTTGTGCTCGATTGTTCTGGCGACGACGTGCTTGTGGACGATGAAGTGGTGCTGGGGGTCGTAGTAGTACTTGTCGTCGTAGGGGTGGTCGACGAGGTGGTCGATGTGGTTGTGGACGAACTTGAAGTCGTGGTCGTAGTCGATGTGCTCGTCGTTGTTGTGGTTGTGTCCTCCGTCTTGCATGCTCCCAGGTAGTCCTGTTCATGCCCCGCTCGAGGCGTTCCGTTCTCGAAGAAATGCCCTGCAGGACCAAAGGCTGCCGGGTATCCGATAGTCAAGGTCTCGTAGTGCGTGGTTCCATCAAGGCCAGCAGCATGACAAAGAGTGACTTTCTCCTGCCCATCCGCCGACGCATTGTTGTAGACAACCGCTGCGATTATGCTCACCACAATCGCAAGGATGGCTAGTCGTATCCAAGTTGCCATGTGCTTCCTTTCGTTTTGGGGGCTGGGTTCCAGTGACGTAGTCACCCAGCGAACCAACGTTGGAGATCAGTAGGTCAGGGTCTCGTTGCGGATCCCCTCCCCGAGCTGCTCCTTGTCCTCCGTGGTGAGGGCCTTGATGGCGTCCTGCGCCTCCTTGCCCTTGAGCTCGAAGAACTTGGCGATCAAGACCGCGTTGCTCTGCGTCTTGGTGATCGTGTCCGTCATTCCATCTCCTCGTTGTGTTGGTTGTTGAGGTCATCTGAGTTTCCACCCAGAAACTCAACCCACGTCTTCACATTGGGTTGCATCTGGATGAACTGCTCCATGAAGACTTTCCTGCTGTAGGCACGAATGTGCCCATCCATCCGGGTCAGAAAGAAACCCGGATAGACCTTGAAGATATTAGGGACTAGGTGACGGTCTACCGAAATAAACGGTGTTCCATCCTCCTTCTCCCTAAGCTCTCCAACATAGGTTGCAAGCACGTTCTTGACGTACTCAGCCACCTCAGCTATGTTGTCTTCTGTTACCTCGACAGCCTCCACAACGAAAGGCTTCCGCACGAACTCGGTGAATTGCATGATTACTCCTTGGTTAGTTTGAGTTCGATCTCTTCAACGGGTGGAAGCTTTGCGATGAATTCCTTCAAGGCTTGGTTTACCAACCAATTCATCGACACATCCAGCTTGTCGGCGATTTCTTGTAAGAGCTCGTAGTGCTCTTCGCTAGGCCGGAATGCGATATAGCCGGTCTTTTTGCGAGGCATGCTACTCGTCGACCACCGGGGACAACTCAGCGATTGCCTTGTTACCCCACATGCACGTCTCTTCTAGGTGAGTCAGCGCAAGGCTCTTGGCCCGACCCTCAGGGAGAATCGAGTCGAGCGCACGACCGAGCTCCATGCACTGTTGCCGCCACAACTGATGCGCATGTGCAGCGCTGTCACCGGCCGGCTTGTGGTATCCCATCCGGTGTCGGATTTCCATCGGCCCGAATGTGGTGTAGTCCCGCATCGTGTCGTATGGTCCGATCGTGTTGTCCTCGAGCTCTTCGTACTCAGCCATGAATGAGACCTCCTCGGTGATCACTACTGTGGTTTCCTCGATGACTTCTCCCTGGAGAAATCCTCGGATGATGCGAATGGCGCATTCGACTGCGCCTTCGGACTGACTCGGCTCACCAGGCACCTCCTCCATGATGAACCGAGCCAGTTGAGCGATTTGCATGTCTGCAGGGTCGTGTGGGTTGGTGTCCTCGAACGACCACTCGAACGGTTTGTCCCTCTTCTCGAGAGGGATATAGTCGTCATTCATTGTGCAGATCATCTCCCGCCATGGCGTACTTCTTCTCCAGGTCGTCTTCCTCGATGGTGACGAACATCGTCTGGAGATACGCCTTGTATCCCGACTTCCCGCCGACTTCCCAGTAGAACGACCGCATGATGAGGTCTGCCACTGCGATTTCGGCGTAGTCGAGCACTTCCACCGTTGACTCGTCCAAGACAGTGCGTGCCGTGGACGTGATCATCGTGATCCGAGGTGGGCGAATATCGAATCGCACCGCCACTTGGATGTATGGCGTGTCCTCTTCGCCCTCTTCCCGAGCTGCCAGGACTCGAACGTTCCAACCGTCTTCGATCATCCGCTCAGCAACCTCGGGGTCGAGAATGACTGCGAAGTTCCTGTGACCCTGTTGGTTGTATTGTCCCTCCTTCCCGGCGAAATTCTTGAAGATGAGTTGTGCGTTCTCGATCTTGACGGTCATGACTTCGTTACTTGGCATGGCTTACCTTTCCATGAATTGTTCGTAGGAGCCGAAGTTGTTGATGGCATCGAGTGCTCGTTGCCTGAGGTGTTCGAAATATGCGTAGTCGACATTCAAGACTCCGTTGTCCTTTCGGAACAGCGCAATCTCTCGAGGTACCCAGTTGTATCCCTTTGTGCCAGCCACGGCATACTGTTTGTCGTCCTTGACTCTCCAGAGTTGACCTCCTCCATCGAGTACAGGGACAAAGCTGCCAGTGCGTCCGATATGAGTCATGATCGTTCCCTCGCCAGTTGGATTGGCGATTTCGAGATACATGACACCGACAGTGACGCTTCTGGTCTCACAGAGATCGTCGAACTCAATCTCTTCGTGAGTGAACAGGTTCTTGTAGACGTATGGATGTTGGAATTGCGTCCCAACAGCCGTCCACTTATCACCCTCTCGAGCAATATAGACAGCGTCGTTGACAAGACAGAACTTGTCATACACGCCCTCAAGCTCGAACTCGTAGCCGTACTCAGCACCGAACTCGACCACGAAATCGATGATCTCCTGCGTCGCATGAGGGATCTTGATCGAGTCGGTCTTGATGTGAGCTACTGTGAACCCACGATCTTGGACCGCTTGACGCAGATCGATCATGAATAGAGCGCCTCGTTTGGCAACAATGTTGTCCTTATTACGGTTATCCCGAAATTGGTTCTCAAATCGTGCACTAGTGAGTCCATAGACGATGTTGATGACGATCTTGAGTGCGTACGATAGAGCCGCAACACTGTCAGGCCGGTCTTCAGCGTCCACCAGATGCTTTTCGAGTTTACCGCCAAGGAGACTACGGGCATTCTCGTAGTCCTTGCGCTTAATTGCCAAACGTGCGTCTTTGAGGGCTGTGAAGTTGGCTGTGTAGTCTCCGAAGAGATGAAGCCGTTCGATACTCGTCGGATGCATACTCGCCACATCCAGAACGGTAACTTCCTCGTATATGCCTGGTTCGGCATACACATAACCCCCCTCACCAACGGTTTCTCCATGGTACGTACTTTCCTTTCCATCAAATCGGTACCCTGGGAATTGCTGGGCGAGATCGGTGTAGATGAACTTGCTCTGTGGGTTCTTGTCTTCACCGAAAATGATTCGTGCGGTGTGTTGCTGCGTGGTGTGGTTGACAGTGAGGCCCGAAATATCCGCAAGGATCTCTCGAGCCACGAAGTCCTGACGCCTCGACTCGAAGACTGCTTCAGTCGAGATGACGTCATTGGCGCAGTACTCGATCACGACAGGCCACTTCTCCACAGGGACAGGCTCATCCCAAGGCAAGTCGAGCTCCAAGTGATAGATGCCCAACTCGATCTGGAATTTCTTGAGTCCCTGCTTCTTCGAACTGAAGTCGTAAATATCCGTGTAGGAGAGATTGTACGCTTCACCGAAGAGCGCACTTGACTTGTCGGCGATCAGGTCCTGACTGAGCTTGTACAACTGAGCATTGTCATACCCAAGGTAGCGCCCATAGAGAATGTGGTTGTCGTAGCGCCGATTGTTGAACCCAACCAACTTGAGGTTGAAGAGGGGCTCAATCTCCTGCGCTGACGGATTTACCATCTTCGCCACAGTTCCACCTGCAGGCTTCCAGCACACCACGAAGAGGTTCGGATAGACCTCCACATCGAAGAACACCAACGGACTGTCGTCATGTGTTGACGGCGCTGGCATGTCGTTCTTGCCGACGAATTTCATCGTCTGCACGACCTTGATGCAGTCACTCGAGTGATGTGAGCTCTTGGCTGCAAACGCCAGAATCTTCGGGCGCATGTCCAAGATGTTGTAGCTCAGACCAGAGTCGTATGCCTCTTCGAGGATATGATGGATGAAGTCGACTGACGGCTTGGTACCTGGGTGGATCTCCTTGCGGAGATTCCTCTCAACGAGTTCACGAAGAGCCTTCTCGCTCTTCATGTTTTTCTCTTCAATCACTTTTCGCTCCTTCTTTGGAAGCCCCGAACTGATCTCGGCAATGTCGAGATCGTTGCATTTCGTGAGCTTTCTACGAAGCGACTGGTCCCCAAGCAGCGTCTTTACTTCGATTCCCACGTCGTAGATGTTGGACAGCTCGTGAACGTCCCCAGTGTAAATATAATGCAGGTGTACACCAAATCCACTCTGGGAGAGTTCTGTGTATGTTGGAGGCCACTTGGCTGCCTCCATGAGGTTCTGTTCGAGGTCCTTTTCCCCGTTCTCGTCGACCAAGTCGAAGTCGATTACAATATGGTTCTCAGGAACTTTCACCCAGTGTAACTGGGTTGTATCCAGATCCTCGAGGACCGTGTCCACTCGATTCCACTTGTATCCAGGGAACCCGCTGTCTTTGGCGTACTGAGCCGGTGCAGATGCGTATCCGTTGTTGAAGACGGAGTCAGTGTGCTCACTGAAGTCGTGCAGCTCAATAGAATATGGAGGCAGATGAAGTTCTACTGGTCTCATCTTGAACACATCCTTGTAGCCAGAGTACCAGTTACGATGACGCTCTCCCTCGACCGTTGCTCGTTCTTCTACGTGGTCGAAGTAGTTCTCCAACTCTGAGCGGAATTTGTACATAGGCCAGCGAGGAACACCTGACTCCTCGCAGTACTGCTTGTACATCTCCCATGCCTGCTTCAATGACACGCCGTCCTGAGACTTGAAGACGTCGTGACACGATTCGACATAGTTGAAGAAGAAATCCGTCTGGTACTGCATCTTTGTTGGTGTGTAGTCGCTGTAGTAGTTCTTACCCAGCTTCTCATACACCTCGAGGCAATGATGTGCAATGCCTCCAAGCTCAAACTTGACCTTGTTGAGAATATCGTGGTAGCGACCATTCTCGATCAAGCGCCCTGATGGCGTGACATCGATCAAACGTCGGATGACACCAGCTTTGGCGTTACGGATTTTGACAGGCTCGTTCGTTCCGATGAAGAGAAATGCCCTCGGAATGATCGAAACAGGTTTCAGGTACTTCTCGTTGATCGAGATCTCTTCGTGTGCTGTGATGGTGTTGAGAAGCGTGTTGTCTTCGATTCTCGACATGTCTCCATCGTGCTGAATCGCCACAAGCGGATTGTGCTTGAATGGTGCAGTAGCAAACGTGTTGTTGAGTCCTGTCAAATCCTTGGCGTTGAATATGGTCGAGTAGCCATCGAACAAGTCCTCAACAATGTTGAGAATAGTCGACTTACCGCTACCTGGAGGACCATAGAAGACCAAGAACTTCTGAATATGCACAGAGTCACCAGAGACGATTGCTCCGATGGCCCATTCGATCTTCTCCCGTTCCTCTTCGTTGTAGAGAGTCCCTACAAGCTCGTCCCAAGCTTCGTAGCCGCTTGGCTCAAGAGAATATGGCAGACGATGCGTAGCATAGTCAGTCTTCTTGGTCTCCGTGTTTTGGAAGATAAGATGCCCGTCGAGGTCCCGCCTGTTTTCAGGCAGGCTCTCAATGAACCTCCGCACTCCAACCCACATCTTGGTGTCCCAGTTGCGCAGGTATTTCACCCACGTGTTGGCACCAGTCTTCTCTCGGTACTCACGATCGAAACGAGCAAGATCTGCATCGACAAGTCTTTGCAGATCATACTCGTCTTTCGACCACAAACCCGTCACCTCATCCCAAACCGCCTGGAATGAGCCGTGGTTGACCAAGACATCTGTGATCCGTCTGTCAATGACCCACTCTGGGTATATGACGTGTGTTCCGTCCTTTTCACGAGCTATGCGGATATCGTAAAAGTCCAACGGAACCCCCTCTCATGCAGTTAGTTCTTGGTCTTCCAAATATGCGAAGAACTGATACCAGACCTCCACCTTCGTTTGATCGTGATTCGTCTCACTCAAGGGAAACAACCCACCTTGACCAACAGCGTTGTACTGCCTCCACACGAATTTGTAGAGGACGGCATCGACGTAATCGATGTCAAATACAGAATCACACTGCTCTTCAAGGCCGAGATTTCTCAAGAAATGCCAGAACCACCAGCTTACGGTGCGTCTTGCCTGAAACTCAGCTCTACGAGAGAGTGCAAGGAGCATCTCGAACACTGAACATTCGAAATGCTCCCAGCCTTCATCCCGTTCGAACCCTGACTCAAACAAGAATTCCTCTCGAAGCTCGATTCCATCCATGGCTCTGTTATCGTCTCCAACCAACAGCCAGACGTACTCAGTACTGAACAGGCGTCGAAACAATTTCCAGTATGTCGTGGATGGACTGTGAACTTCGAGGTATAGGACCTTTGCACAGAGCCAGTTGAAATATAGGTTTTCAAGCGGCTCGTCCATGATCCTACTCCTGACGGAACTTCCGAGGAGAGTGCTCATGCTTGACATCTGCCCTTCGAGCTCGCTCTTCAACCTGATTGCCCAAGACAATCATCTCGTACGAACCCGGATCTCTCAGTACCTCGTACTCTGCTTGCAGTCGCTCATTGCGAATATAGCAGACGTTGGCATCCTTTGATCCGTGTCCGAACTTGAGCTCCCCCACCACGGAGACCCAGTCGTAAATTGGTACATCCTTCGAGTCGGTAAGGATCTTGTCGCCTTCGTACCAAGTCAACGTTGACTGGCTCTCCCACTCCATCTCATCCGCCATGAATTCGTCTATGTGAATCACATAAACAGATTGACGACGACGCTCGTTGAGTTCGATGGCGTAGTCCCATTCGTCTCCGGCTGTGTCGAAGACGTTTGTGACAACTTTCGTGTCTGTGTCCGTCTCTTGTTCTGCTGTCTGGACGGCGTGCTCAACCTCCAAGAGCTCGGATGCAGCCTTTTCGACAACTCCCGTTCCGAGTCCCTTGACGCTTTCGAGGAATCGAAGTCCATTCTCCTTCAACTCCCTTGTGACCAAGGCTGCCTGCTGGATCTGCAGGTTGAATTCACGATCCTTCTCGGCTCGTTCGAAATCAAGCTCGAGTTGAACCTGATGTACCTCGGCGATCTCATCCTTGACTGTGCGAACCTTCTGTCTTGTGAGAAGAAGTCCGACGCCGATTCCGAGTCCGACACCAGCCAGGAGACCGCCAGCAGCAGCTGTCCAACGGCTCTGACCCAGTTTGACGAGTGTTTCATTCACCTTCCCTCCTCAGATCTTGTTGATGATGACCCCGTCGACGTTGAAGTCGAGCAAGATCACCGGCTCATGACCGTTTACGAATTGGATTGACTGCGGATCGAAGATTCCGAAGTCGATGTAGTTGTCTCCCTCTCCGCCAAGGAGCCAACCAACAGACTGGCCAGCTACCGATCTGTTAATCCCCAAGGCGTCATACACCTCGTTGAGAAACACATGGCCTCTGGCCTGCAAGAGTTGATTGAAGTAGTTCTGCTGAACCTGAACAAATATCCGATTCCGTTCCGGATCCTTGTACCAATTCGCAGACCCCTGATCGAAGAAGCGAGCGTACGGAGACCACTTCGAAGGATCTGCGCTCTTGATCGTGAGCGCTCGACCTTTCTCGTCCGTCGTCTTCTCTTCGGTGACGCCGTAATAGAGCTCTCGCTCTTTGTCGACGCCGACCTCTGCACGGACCCGTTCACGGTATTCCATGTACGCCGTGTGCAGAGCAGAATATGCCAACGCAAGCGCCTGATTGCGCTTGGCCAGCTGAACGTGTGAACACGTGAGAAGAGCAACCGAAGCTGCTCCGACACCGATCGCTGGTGAATATGCCTTCACCAAACGACCGGCGCTCCGGATGTACACATGGGCCACATCGCTACGAGTGACCTTTCCCTCCTGCTCCGGATCTCCGTCCTTCACAGTGTCGATGTCCTGCTGGATCTCGTCCAGCATCTTCTCGACCTTGAGAGTTGCACGACACGCCAGCACCGCACTGCCGACGACACCAACGAGTCCGACACCGAACAGAATATGCGGGCTGTTCTGCTTGAGCGAGAGCTGAGTCCTACCCAAGGCAAGCGTCATTTTGTTTTTGATTGACATCAGACCTCCTCGGTCGGTGGCAGGTCGAGCAAATATCCATCACGGACTTGCCGCACCTCTGCTTGGTTGAGATACGTCCAGCCCCACTTGTTTTCGATGGGACTCACCGGCAGACCCATGAGCTGATGCAGGTCTGCAATGGACGCAACTCCGTACTTCTCGATGATGTCCAACAGACGCTCGAGAACTGTTTCCGCCTCCTGCCTCGTGGACAGGACGTAATCGTTGGTCTCACGCCGCACCTGACGGTACGAGTGACGCTGATCCGGCAAGGCTGGACGTCCGTATCGAGGGTCGTCATACCTGGATGGTCCTGAGAGCGTGAACCTGGACCTGTAGTCCGTGTACTGTGATGGACGCCGAGCACGAACCGTCTCTCCGTAGACGAGACGCTCCAGACCTCTGCTTCCGCTGTCGAAGACCATGTTGCGAAGGCCCGGCAGAAGCACGTCCCTTGCAACGAAACTGAGAGCTGACTTGAACTCTCCGCCGAAGAAAATGGCTCGGACCTTGTGTCCGAATGACCGTTCCCTCTTGATCACCTCTCCGGTGACAACAGGTTCGATCTCCTTCTTCTTTTCTTCTTTGTCGGCCTCTTCCTTGGCCTTCTTGCTGTTGCCTGCATAATCCATACTCATTGGTCAGGCTCCTTTCACTGGTGGTGGAAGTTGTGCAGCATCGATTCGCTTGATTTCGTCCTGCATGTCTTTGGGGAGAATGCCCTGGATGAACGTCGACATTGTTGTCTCGTTCGTGGCGAGTTGGATGAACAGTTCGTCGAACGCAGCCGACTGTTCGAAATCCTCTCGCAGTTGATCGTTCTTGATGAACCGTTTGCCGTCATCGGACTTCTGTCCGTACGCCATCAACACGATCTGCTTGAAAAGTTTGATGAGCGCCTTGTGATCCTCCGTTTTGACGATCGTTCGGATGAACTCGTCCAGTCCGCCCTTTTCGACGTACTCCAATTCCACGATCTCAGCCCGTGTGAGGTTGAAGTAGAAGGTGTCCGTCTGTTCGTCACCGTTGAAGTCGGTGTATTTGATGTCTCGCTTAAGCATGTGACTTTCCTTGTCTGGTGAAAGAGAAAAGAAGAGAGCGCTTGTGGCGCTCCCCTCTTGTTGGATCACTGATCACTCAGTAATGCCCTTGTTCCGGTAGTTCCTGATCGCCGACAGTCCTCTCAGGTAGCCCTGCTCAGCACCCTTGCTTGCCACCATGCCTGCTAGTGCGCAGACGACGGTGATCGCAACGGTGTGAGCGATGACGCCCTTCGTTGAATTGCTGTCGAACAGTTCGTTCCGATCCATTACATTCTCCTTGTTTGGTTCTCCTATTATAGGGTGTGTAAATCTTGCGACTTACTTCAGGAGACCCTCATAGAGAGGTCTGTAATAGTTGTACTCGAATGCAAGACACGGTCTTCCGTCCTCTGTCAGGACCGTTGAGAAGTGCAATTCGAGCAGTTTGTCGGACACCCACCCAACGTCCGCAGAGAACTGAGTGGGTTGCAGTCCGAGAAGGTAGTACAACTCGTCCATCGAGCAAGTATCCTGTTGGAGAAGCTGCTCATTGAGTTTGTTCACCGCCTTCCGCAAGCTCTCCATATCGCTGGTGAAGTATCGCCCTGTGTAGAGCTCGCAGCAGAGCACGTTCCCTGGCCCTGAAATCAGCATCGGAGGATTTGCGTGGACTTTGTCTTCGGCCAACTTGGCCCGGATAGCGGCTTCCTTCTTCTCCCCGATCTCCTCGATGACCTTCTCCTTGTACTCGGAATAAGCACGCTCGGTTAGCGCAAACGCAGCCTGTGCGGCGATTGCACGGTTGTGTCCGATACGTGTCGTCCCGATAACGCAAGTAGAGGTCAAGACTACGGCAACAGCCGGCGGAATATAGCACTTCCATACCAACTTTGCGTGACGCTTGCGCCTGTCCTTCGGAAACTCCGCCGGTCCTCCTGGATGCCGGTTGTAGTCCGCCATGCGGATGATCTTGTCCGCCTTGAGTGCTGCTTTTCCCGACAAATATGCCGTTGCCAGGACTCCAATCACAGATGCGCCTGTGAGCAGCGTTGGAGAGTTGTGACGTACGCTCCTGATGATCGGGTCGAGCTTCAACGGTACCTCATTTCCCGAACGAAGACCCAGATGAGCCAGAGGCCGCAGGTGAACAGCGTCATGAAGCAGTCTCCCATGAAGTGGAAAAAGCCATAGCGACGCCGATATGGGTAACAATCTCTCATGTCATTACTCCTTTGCTTTCGACAGAGAAATAAAGAGAGCACTTGTGGTACTCTCTTTTGCCTTCCTGAGAAGTAGCCATTTGTTGCACCCCCGTTTCCGTAAGATGCAACTAAGCCCCCGTTTCCGTAAGACCGTTATGGCTTCCTCTCATTATAGGCGTTGTAAATCTTGCGACCTAGGAATGAATCCCGATTCGCTCGAAGACCCGGTCTCCAGGAAGAGACCGTCCATGATTGATGTGCTTCGAGAAAGTCGAAGGATCTACGCCTGCATCTCGAGCCGCGGCTGCTTGGCTCAACCAGTAGTTGTCGGTTCCGACTTCACGGGTGATGTAGCTGAGCGCATCGTTGCCGATGTTGTTCGTGGTGATGTTGTTCGTCGTGTTGTTGATCGTCGGGTTGATGATGTCCCGCCCAGCGTTCAACGCTGCGTTCTGCGTTCCGCCCTCGACCAAAGCCGTATTCACAGCTGACACGTGTCCGAAATGACGACCCACCTCGAAAATCGCAATGGCAAGTGCTGTGCCACCGCCGACGGCGTACGCCCGCTTGTTCCGTGAAACGTGGCCTGACACCTTCTTCACGGCTTGGTTCTCCTCAACATTCTTCTTGAGGCGCTCCCATCTGTCTCTCATGGTCATGATTTCTCCTTTGTAGTTAGTTGACCTGGGTGAGAAAAAAAAGAGGCTAGGAAACTCGGCCCATCGAAAACCGAGTTCCAGGTGGGTAGGGATCTTCTCCCTACACTTTCGTGTCTCACCTTCCTCTCATTATAGGACGTGTAAATCTTGCGACCCCTAGGAAACGATCTGGATGAACTGCATTTCCTCCTTGACCATCGCCTTGATTTGTTCCGCCGTTAGATGCTCCTGTGACGCCCGCACAAGAATATCGCCCATCGCATTAGCCATCAGAGGCTGCGTTGCGATGATCTTCCGCCTTACCGACCTGTGGTACCACTTCGCCCCAATGACGAATCCAGTGGCAAATATGAGAATGCCACCGCCAACTATCAACGCTTCTTCTCCCACCGTTCCTGATCCTTTCTTCTCTTGTTTTCTGTTTGGATCTTGAAGACTTCCCAGGCGACGTCGATGATCAACAGCCCGGCTAGGACGACAACAAGAAATTCCATTGCATCAGCACTCATTGTTCCTCCAGGGAAAAGATCAAAGCACTTGTGTGTGCTTTGACCGTAGAGTCATTTGTTGACTCGGTAATTGACCTGCTTGGCGTAAGCCCGACGGCCCTGCGCTGCGCTCAATGCATCGATCAGCTTCGCTGCGGCAACAACCGCAACGGAGCAGACTGCAATGACCTCAACGGGGTGCTCCTCGAACTTCTTCTTCAAGTTGGCCCATCCCTTTTTCATTTCAATACCTCCTATTATAGGGGTTGTAGATCTTGCGAAAAAACCAAAGCACTTGTGTGCCTTGGCTTTGAGTTCAGCTTTCAAATGCCGCCGAATTGGCGACCATGAAACGTCCGTCTTCAGATGCCCAACCTCCGGTTGGTTCGTCCATCAACCGCTGGAGCTGGTCGTTGGTCATCGTGAAGATGTGCTGCCGCTTGTTTACGACAATCATCGTCCCAATGATTCCAACGCCAACGCCGACGGCCACTGGGGCCCAACGCTTGGCGATTCTCTGAATCTTGTCTTTCATGACTTCTCCTTCTTATGGTTTGAGTTCTTTCCTCATTATAGGAGGTGTGAAAGTTGCGAGAAAAAACCAAAGCACTTGCGTACTTTGGCTTTGGTTCACTTTTCGTTCTTGTTCTTCCGAAAACCGACCTTGACCGTCACCATGCGACGCACCGCAATGACCCCAAGTGTGATGGCAGCTCCGGCAATGACGCCTCGATGCCATCCATCCTTGTAGCCCAGCGTGTACGACGCAAGCAACTGTGTATGGTTGGATTCCATTTCGTTCTCCTTTTTGTAGTTCTCCTATTATAGGACGTGTGAATCTTGCGAAAAAGAAAGAGCCCCCACAGGGGCTCAATCTCAATCATCATCATCCGTACGCCAATCTATATCTGGATGTGGTCCATGCCAGTCTTCTAGCCATTCATCAAAGTCTAGCGGTTCGGAGTTTTCATCAACCAACGCATTTGTGCCATCGCCAACGTAAAACTCTTGTTCATAATCGCGATAGTACTCCATCGCCCATTCTCTTTCGGCTCTGTCTTCTTCAGCACAAAAGCGATCAAACTCTAGTTTTTTGACGAAAGCTCTATACTTTGGGTATGCAATTCCGATCACGATAACCTTTGTTATGACCAGTCCTGTTACGACCGCATACCTTCTAGCATTACGCCTGAAGTGGTTCTTGATCTTGCTTACTCTTGTTTCAGCTCTTTCTTCTTCATTCTCGCTCATTTCGTTCTCCTTTCTGAGCGTTCTCTCATTATAGGAGGTGTGGAATTTGCGAAAAAACCATAGCCCTTGTGGACTATGGCTTTTCTTTCAGTTCTCGATCAACTTCTGCAACCGCAGATACTCCAGAAACGCATCTGTGTCCTCGATTGTCCTCTTGATGCTGGCGATCCTGTTCTTGCGCGCCTTCCGAATCCGGTAGCGACGCATGCTTTCACGTCCAGCAATGAGCACTGCGAGTCCACCGACCGTTCCGATCAGTATCTTCTTGTCTTGATTGTTCATCTCATTACCTCCTATTATAGGAGGTGTAGATTATGCGAATTGTTCTCTAGAAATCTCCCCCCGGGGATTTTTTGGCCTTGAAAACGGGAATTCCTTCGGAAAGGCCTCTGTAAGCCTCTAGGAGACGAGAAGCGAATTTTCCGCACCCAACATACCCCCCAACCCTGTTTCGTCGCTTAGAACGCATTCTAGAGGGGTGTTTCTAACGAAAAGGGCAAAAAATATAAGAATTGACCGACAAAAACAGAAAGGCCATGCTGAATTCTCTTCAACATGACCTCTCCGTCTTTGTTCAACCCTTTCGGTTGATCGTCCTCTTGTTACCTCGTTCTGAGGAACATCTGTTTTGCGTTGGACGTCACGACATGCTTCTGTTCGTAGGCGACCATGATGAGGATTCCCGCCAAGTTTCCCGCAACGATGGCCATTGTGTCGCTTGTTACCGGCTTCCGAGCATTCTCGCTCTTCATCCGGCTCAATCGTTCCAATTGATCCATCAGTTTCAGGAACTCTGGGTCTTCCACACCATAGGTGCGCATTCCTTCCAGAACCTTCTCGATCGGTTCATCGTAAATCGATGTCCGCTCCTTCTTCAGTAGCTTGAACACGACTCTCCTTTCTAGTTTCTCCTATTATAGGAGTGGTGAAATATGCGAAAGGCGAATCAAACTTGCTGCTGAAGTACCTTGAACGAGATGCGCTCTTCGTCCGCCAACTCTTCCGGATCTGCGTGCAGCACGAGAATATACCCGGCTGCACCACCACCATCCTGCTTCACGACGAATTCACCGTGCAGATCTCTGTCTGACGCCAAATATCGCTTCCTGCTCTCATGAACGAGCCAACCATAGAGCAATGACAGGAGCGCAATGCCCCCGAGCACATACTTAACCGCTGGCAAGTCCACAAAGAGCGAAGTAGTGAAATATAGCGCTGAACAGACCGGAAGAATGAGCATGACGAACGTCTTGGTGAATTCGTACGCCTCGTTGGTGAGAATCGGCCTTTTTCCATCTGGACGCATTATGTCTCCTTACGTTCCCAGAATTTCCAACGTCGGATGTGAGCTTTCTCCCGTTTCGTCCTCAATCTCCACATACTCCACAACCCGCATCGTCGCAATGGGGCCGTAACTGCTGTCAACCGACACAATGTCGCCCATGTTGTAATCACGGCGATATGCATAAGTTGGCGTACGTGAAATATCGGTACGAGAGAGCTGGAGGCGCTTTTGGGCCTGTAGGGCCTGATTGCCTCGAGTGGTCATGGCTGTGCGTACTGACGTAAGGGTCGCTCCTGTCGGAATAACGTCGTACACGCCATCGATGTCTGATCCGTCAACGAGAAGGACTCGTCGATCGAGGCCGGTCTCCGGTCCATGCACCATTTGCTCGACATAGCGCCCTGAGACGAGAGCCGAGGTCTTGAGTTTCTTGATGGACCAGAGGTAATCGGCCGAATCGATGTCTCCGTTTTTGGTGGAGAAGACCACTTGACTACGACGGTCGTCACCGTCATGGATGAGAAGCGTCGCATTGGCTCCTGGCTGTGGCAGGCCGGCAACATTGTGAGGACGAATTCCCCGTAATCCAAGGTCGTTGACCTCGAGAATATCGAGAAGCTCTTTCATCACATTGTTGCGCTTGACAGTTCTCGCCTCACTGACACCTGTGCCGCTCACATCGTTCGCACCGACCAGAGACGGAATTCCATCACCAGCATTGATGACGGTGCCTACCCGAATATGATCATTGATGAGCGTTGTGCCCTGAATCCACGTGTAGTTGGCTGGCAGAGTGTAGAGCGAAACGCTGATGCTTGCAGGAGGAGCGGCCCAGTTGTTGTTCTGACCGACGATACGCCCCTCAAGAAGTGTCTGCAGGCTTCGACCAGTTACGGTCAGCAGTGGATCTTTGTCCTCCTCCTCGGCAATCTGGTGATTCTCCACCACCATGACCTCGAGAGTCTTGTGATGGGAAATAAGAGTACCGAGGGGGAGGAACTCACGCAGACCTGAGCTCAGTTTGGCCTTGATCTCGAATTCGCCAGGATCTCTGTACCTCTCCGTCCAAGAGGCACTGTCCCATTCGTCGATCGTTTGTCCACTCGTGAACGTGTTGGGGTCGTTGAATCGGAATAGATCCATTACACCCCCCAGTACGCCACGTCGAATCGCAGTTCCTCCCAGGTCATCGCTGCCAGATTCACGAAGTGGAATTCGTTGAATCCAGGGAAGATGAGTGGTTGAACCGATGTTGGGTCGATTCGGTCGAGAAGGTGCGTTGTCACACCACTTCGAACCATGTACAAATATCGATTGGTGAACTCGCTCGAGAAGTAGATCACATCATTTGCCAAGAAGCTTGACGTCGGTGTGACCTTGAAGTCCCATGTCGGATTCGTTGCCTTGTCCTGAATCGTGAAGCTCGCAAGCGTGCTCTTGATCTTGAACCGCATGGTGAATCCGTGAGGAGCCGTCGAGATGCTGTCTGCAATGACGATCGGGTTCGTTGTGGGAAGGTCATCCACACCCATGACGACTGGGTTGATTCCCCTGAACATCGGGTCATTGCATCGGATTGTGATCTGAAGTTCAGGTGTCTTCGAGAAATATGGCACCTCGAACTTGATCAGGTGGCCGTCGATCTTGGCGACGGTAGCTGCACCAGAGATGAACTGGAGTGTGAGTTTCCCCGATCTCGTTGCCGAGATCACTCGGTACAAGTTGTCCCGAATATAGGAGATGGACTCATTGAGGTTGAACCGAGGGTTCAAGACAATTCGAATGATGATGTCTCGAGCCTTCAGTCTGAAGTCGTAGAACCGATCCGACCCATCCTTGCTGAAGCCGTAGAACCGAGGAGTGATCTCCTCTGCATCCAGACCGACGATCGTCCGCACCATGTACGGCGACTGAGAAGACACATTCCGGAGATCGAAGCTGATAGCCTCTGACTCATTGGAATATAGACTGACACTTGTCACTCTCATGGGATTGCCAGCTCCTCCTTCGCCATCGTGATCTGATTACGGGTTTGCTTGTAGATGTCACCCGTTGACAGCTGCGTTGGGGCGTTGATCGTCTGATTGAATACGACATCACCACCAGGGGTGGCTCCTGCCTCTGCGGTCGGCTCCTCGACTGGAGTCGCTGTCCTGGCGATCGTCTGTGCCTGAATATACGCTGGATTGAACGGGATGCTGGCTGTTGGCATCATGCCACCGATCAATTGCGCATCTCGTTGCACCTGCGACAAATCAAGCACCGGCGTAATTGTCGGACTTGTGATCTCCACAGCGTTGACCATCTCACTGAATTTCTTCAGCTTGCTCTGAACGCTGTCTGTCATGGCTACGACTTGTGATACGGCTTGCTTCTCTGGGTTGCTGTTCTCCTCGATTCCAACAGCCATACCTTCCATCATCAGATCACCGATCTCCATGAACAACTTCGATGGAGAGCCAATGCCCAAGAAGCTGGCTACGCCACCAACAGCAGACCGAAGTCCACCGACAATGGATTGACCAACTCGAGCAACCTTTCCAGCGAGTCCGAACGTCATACCGTCGATGATCGCACCGACGAGACGAGTACCAGCGGACCGAAGTTCGCCAGAGTGAGACTCGACGGAGGAGGCCAAGCTGTCCACGAATGTGACAACTGTGTCCATCGCTGCGTCCGCAATATCAGAAGCAGCCTCACCAATACCGGTGATCAAGTCAATGATCATGTCGGTACCAGCTTGGATGATTCGCTGTGCTTCGGCTCCAACCGATGTGATGAACTTCGTGATCATCGTTCCGACAGCTGTGACGATCTTCTGCAGATTGTCCGTCATGCCTTGAAGGAACTTGACCAGGGCGTCTGTACCAGCCTTTGCCACCTTTGTTGCGTTGTTGCCAACAGCAGTGACGAAGCTGGAGATCATCGTTCCAACGGCATTCACAACCTTGATGAGATTGTTCGTGATACCGCTGAGGAATTGGATCAGTGCATTCACACCAGCCGTAACAATTCGTCCAGCGAGACTGGCAACTGTCGTCAGGAATGTTGTGATCATCGTGACGACGGCTGTCGCAACCTTTGCAAGGTTGTTGGTAATACCGCTGAGGAATTGGATGAGCAGGTTGATCGCTGCGTCGATGATTCGTTGACGTGCCGCAGCAACCGTATTGATGAACGTGATGATGAGATTCAAGATCGCATCAACGTACTGGGGCATAGCCTCAGTGATACCGTTGATGAAGTTGACAAGAATCTCGACGCCAACCGTGACGAACTGTTCGATGTTGTCTCGAATAGCGGTCAACAAGGCAAGAATCAAATCTATACCCAGCTGAACGATGTTCGGGATCAGCGAACGAATCGTATCGATGATTGTTGTGAATATGGCGTAGAGAGCCTCGCCGATCTTTGGCATGACCTCAATGATGAGTTGCAGCAGTTCCAAGAGGAGCAGCTTGAGTGCTTCGACGAGAACCGGTAGACCCTCGACGAAGGTTGTGAGGAATTCCAGTAGCGCAAGAGCCATCTCCTGCGCCAGCAGCTGCATGCGCATGGACAGTCGATCTGCGAGATCCAACATTGTTGTGACAAACGTTGTAACGGTTCGCACAAGAATCTCCAGCGCCTTTGCAAGCGCCAAGATGCCGATGCCAGCCAAGGCCAAGCCCGCTCCAAGGAGCACGATTGCAACGCCCAGAGCGAGTAGTGCTGCGATAGCACCAGTCGCCATTATTGCGTACGCAACCGCTGCAAGGACTGCCAAACCAGCAGCCAAAGCGACAATTGCGGTGATGATTTGCGCAATACTGAGCGAAGCCAACGTCTTGATGACTGCTGCTAGAGCCAAGAGCGACACAGATATGATGGCAATCGCAACCGCACCAGCAATAGCTCCACTCATTGCGTGTGAAGCAACTGCTAGCACGAGAAGCGCCAACGCCATAGCCGTGATGCCCTTTGCGATTTCACCCCAGGACATGCCACCGAAACTCTGCAGTGCCTTTGCGATGATGTTGAGAGCAACGGACACCACAAGAAGACCTGCCCCGGTGAGGAGCAGATTCCCTGGCATCAGCTGCATTCCCAACGCAATTGCCACGAGTCCAGCGGCAACACCGGCAAGTCCCTTCCCCAACTGACCCCACGACATGGCAGCAAATGCTTCGACAGCGTTTGCCAAGATGCGTAGAGAGGTGGCGATAAGGACCAATCCGACGCCCTGGAGTGCGATGTTCTTCGGCATGAGCCGCATGGCTCCTGCAATGATCATCAAACCGGTGGCAATACCGAGCATCCCCTTGCCCATCTCGCCCCAACTCATCGTCGCAAACACCTTGACGGCGAGTGCGAGGATGTTGAGGGCAACTGCGATGGCAAGCAGTCCGACTCCCATCCGGATCATTCCACCGCTGGTCTTTGACATGATGGCTGTTGCTACGGTTAGAACACCGAGCAAAACGGTTACACCAATTAACCCCCGGAGCAATTCTCCCCAACTCATTGTGGAAAGTACTTTGACTGCAACCGAAAGAATTAGCATGGCGGATGCCAACAGGATGAGACCACCGGCGATAATTCCGAGCTTCGCTGCTGACATGGTGCTGAACCCGGCCTTGTTTAGCAGGGTAAATGCACCAATCAGCTGACCGAAGCCGACAGCCAGAGCCGTCATTGCCTTGGTCAAAGCTGCAGAATCGATCATGGATAGGACGACTACCGAAGCGGTGAGGATGCCGATCGCAATGGCGATCTTCATCAAGGCTTCTGCTTTGAGATTGGTCTGCATTGCGCCGAGAACACCGGTGAGCTGATCGAGGGCTTGTGTGATGCCCCCAAATATCCCTCCGGTGAGATCGATACTGAGACCGTTCTTCATGAAGTTGCGCAGGATGAGGACAAGACCACCGAGCAAGCCCGTATTGATCGTGTCCAATGCCTTGTTGAAGTCGCCTTCGCTGAATGCTTCTCTGAACTTGTCGCCAAGCTCACCGAGCCACTTGGATACCTGTTCCCAAATATCCCCGAGGACCTCACCGACACGACCGAACAACTTGCCGAGAACTTCACCGATGCTTCCGAGCGTCTGTCCGAGATTGTCGAATCGAGCAGATATGCGATCAACCGCTCCCTCTGCGCCGCTCTTTGCACCGCCTGTGAGGATGGCGAAGAACTCTCCGATGAGTCCAATCAACTCACGGACAAACTTGGCTGGGCCCTTCACTGCAGCGGTCAGACCTTGGAAGAACTTCTTGATTCCTCCGGCGTCGACAAGATGCTCTCGGAGCTTCGAGAAGAAGTCACCGATGTTCGCCAGGCCCTCCATGATCTTGCCTTCGCCCAGCCCCAGTAGCTCTGAGACCAGACTGGCAACGAACTTGACGCCTTCCTTGAGCACCTCCCATCCGATTCTCAGGATGGAGAAGAAGCCTGCGAACGCACGTTGGATTTTCTCGAGTGTCTCGGCAGACGGCGTGAGCCTCTGCATCAAGTCTCCAAAAGCTCTTGTGAGCTCCATCAACCGCTCAGAGGTCATTGCAGGAAATGCTTCCCGCCATGCTGCTCCGATTGTGCGCATGATCTTGCCGAGGGCCTCGAATGCAGTCTTCAGGCCGATGATGAGACGGTCTCGACCGCCCATGTCCTTCCAGCCTTGAAGGAGCTCGTTCCGAGCATCTGAAGAGCGCTTGACGAAGTCGCCAATCGATGCTCCGATGCCGCCCCACAGTTCCTTCGCCTCATCAAAGTTACCGATGATGATCTCGAAGGTTTCCGACCATCCGGAGCCGATGGCTTCCTTTGTAGTCTGAATGAGCTGCGTGAACGTCTTGATGTCCTGAGCGGCTGCGAACGCCTTCTTACCAATCTCGGTCGTCTCATCGGCGTAGTCACCGAGGGTGTTGTTGAGCACCTCAGTAGTCAACCACTGATCGGTCAGAGACTCGTTGAAGCCCTTCGTAGCAGAGAGAGCGTGACCACTCATGGTCACATACTCTTCGCCCTGCTTCGTCAATGTTCCTGCGGCAACTGCTGCATCGATGAGCTGCTGCTTGAATTCAGCAGTACCCATGTTGGCAAGTTCGATGGACTTCCAGTCAATCAACTGGACGTAGCCCTTCGACAGAGCCTGAGCGAAGTTGTACATCGCTCGAGATGCTTCTTCGGTGTTTGCTCCGGAGACCGCCGCCACGTTTGCGATACCCTGGATTGACGAAACAGCCGTATCCAGGTCCACACCGGCGTTTGTGAACTTACCGATGTTCGTCGTCATGTCAGCGAACGAGTAAATGGTGCGGTCCGAATACTCGTTCAGCTCACGGAGCTTTTGGTTAACCACCTCAAGGCTCTCACCCGAGCCCGCCATGATGGTTTGAATCGATCCGAGCTTGAGCTCGTACTCCTGAAAGCCCTGGATGAGGGGGTCAAGAGCAAAGGCCTTGGCCATGCGGAGACCGGCATCGACGGCCTTGTTGACGATGTTGTTGATGACGGTGAATGCTGTTGCACTCAGTGCAGAGAACTTCTGACTGATGCCTTCGATAGCGCTGGCCATGCCAGCCAAGCTGAACCTGTTGGCGTCTGCTTGGACTTTGTCCAACCCGTTCTTGGAGCCGACTTCGGAGATCGACTTGTCCAGCTTCTCGATGCTCTGGATTGTCGACCCCATCTTCCGTTCGAAGGAAGCGTTGTCGAACTCCATGCGTACGATGCGATCATCGATGCTAGCCATTAATCACCTTCCTCCATACCTCGTTGGCCATCTTGTCAAATATAGGCCTTAGGGCCGGGTTGATGTAGTCTCGCCCAACGACGTAGCCGCCGGTGCCTG